GCTGAATTACTTTTTCTTCGATTGCCATGAATTAGTCAGATAGTGGGCTAGTAGTTTTCTTTTTAGTAACTTTTTTCTTAGTTGCTTTTGGTTCGGGTGCAGGACAAGCCTCAACTGGAGCAGTTGAATGTACAAGTTCTACTTCTTCCCATTTATAAGTTCCGTCAGATTGCAGAACATGGTCTAAAGATTTAGCCATAATTTTTATGTACTTATCTACTATTGTAACAGACTATTCAGATTTGGCCTCATTTGCTGATGGTAATACCTCTCCTTGAACTAAAATATCTCTAAATTCCTCTCTATCAATGACTTGTTGATCGAATAGAGATGTTAAGGCTGTAATATCTTGACCAATTAATCTTTCGATGTCGAAGTCTCTACTTATTTTTACTTCTGGTGGTTCGATTCCAACATAATCGGCTGATAAATTGAAGGCTTTTTGAAGTTTTTGTTCAAGTTCCATAGATACCATTGCAAGCATAGAGTTAGTATCTACACGATCTAGCCTACGAGCATCTGCTGATTCGGCCACAAATTTCTGTTGTGATAATGTACTGATTCCTAAAGTAGCCATCTGCATTTGTAGCTCTTTTATTTCTGCTGATTGAGCATCAAAAGCACTGGAAGCTGGTTCTACATAGTAAACTTTGTTACCAGGTTGAGTCGCCATTGCATAGTTGACACTGATAGCAAGGTCTTTGGTCTGATCGTCATACCCTTCCATTACAAGCATTGGTTGAGATGCAACGTGCAAACTATGAATTAAATCAGCTTGTCTTTGAAAATGTGCAAGATTTAGGTATGCAATGTCCTGTAAAGGTGGTTTGCTAACTAAATTATCGGTTTTTCCAGAATAAATAGTTACTAAAGGTATTTCACCAAGAGAAAAGCTACCAGATTCAACTTGTTGATAATCTTTATCTGCTGATCCAGCTTCAAAGTTACCAGCATAATCTCCGTCTGAAACGTCATACATTTCTTCGATCTGTTCTTTTTTGCGAAATACTCTGTAACTTCCTGGTTCGATTACTCTCACTTGGTCAAATACTTTTTCCCCAAACTGTCCGTCTGGGAGCACAGCTTTTTCCCCTATTCTCACCTGTATCAAATTTCCGTAATTAGATTCTCTATCTAGTCTCCAGCCATAAAGATTATTTGGGTCTACTTCAATCCAGTAGGGTCTTCGATTTTGCTGACGCTCTTCTGCTAAACTTACTGCTCCTGATGGTGCTGGATAGTCTACAAGAATGTGGCTTTGGCCGTATGTGAGAGAACACATAAGTAATCTTCTTGCGTATTCGTCTAAATCTGACTTTCTACCATCTACATCCATTTTGAACATCTCTGTCCAATAAGGATCTCCAATAAGTGTTATTGGTTTTCTTAATACAAGACCTGTTGCTGCTCGAATTAATCGTTGGGTAAATGGGGAAAATACAGCACGATTTACTCTGGCTAGATAAGCATCGTAATCTTCTCTAGGTTCTAATGGTAAAAATGTTTCGCTATTTGTTCGGAGGTAGTCTGTTCCTTCGGTTACAGCTTTCATTATTTCCCAACCTTTCATCATGTCTAGGACAGCCCTCGTGCGAGTAAAAGGACTGTCTATCCCACCTACAGAAGTAGATGAGATGATATTGGTTCTAATTGGTCCAGGTACAGCGTAAGTCATTTAACACCTCCATCTTTTTAAAGCTAACGCTTTTCTCGTGGGTCTGCCTTTTTTGTCTTTTAATGGACCTGGCATACCTTTCATACGAGCACAAAAAGACTTTCTTCTTGCTGCACGTTTTCCTGTTGGATTCTTTTCGGTTACAGGTGCTTGAAGGTTAGATCCTGTTGCTCTGTTGTATTTTGCACGACCTTTTGCTGTAAGGCCACCCTTTTTAGATTTTTCTCCTCTTCCTACAGATAAACTTACAGATTTACGTTTTCTCATTATTTACCTACCTTAGCCTGTGCCTTTTTATGGGCTTGGGTAAAAGTGTCTCCTGCTCGCATACGTCTTTTCATAAACTCCATGTGCTTGGCACTATGATGTTCAGAATGTTTTTCTAATAGATTTTTTTGACGAGTAGTTAGTTTCATTTTTTCTTTTTCTTCTTCTTGGAGCGTAATTTCTTTAGATCAGCAGCAGTGATCTTATCTCTAGGAGGTGCAACAGCAGCTAATTTCCTTTGTTTTGCAGAATAGGACTTTTTAGGCATGATTTTTCCTAGATAACTCTATGTTACCGCTTTACACAAGATTTTACACTCATTTTTTCCTCTTTTTAGGCTTAGTTTTCTTTTTCTTACCTTTTTTGACACTTGCGATGTAACCTTGACATCTTGCCATTGCATGAGATTTAGCCATTTTTAACTTTTTTTACGTTTTTTACGTCTATGTTGGTATGTTATCTTTTTACTGCTGGTTTTTTCACGTTTGAATCTTGCTTTTTCGGCTGCTGTCATCTCTCCGACAGTCTTAGGTGTCTTACTTGAGACACGTTTACTAGGTCTACAGGCAGGATAGCCTCGTTTTTCGCCTTTTGAACGACCACAAGGCTTACCAGTTTTTACATCAACCCAATTTTCTTTGAACCAACGGGTTAAACCACCCTTTGCTCTAGGATTTGGGCTACTTTTTGCCACGTTTTTTCTCCACTCGGTAAGTACC